TCTTGTGAGCATATCTCTCGAACTTGGCATGAGCGGCTTGTTGTGTCGTGATTGTCTGGGTAGCTCCTGAAACAATTGCTCCGTCAACCGTGGGTGAAACTGTCAAAGTACCTGTTGTTGCAGCACCAGATAAATCAACAGAAATACCCACGATTTGACCAGAGAATGGCATCGACACACCAGTTACCTGGAGGTGCTGGCCATTTGAAGTTTCTTGGACATAGAGTGCAGCATTAGTCTGATTATTCGCAATGTCATGCTGGGCATAAACAATTTGAACAAGTTGACCTTTTGCTGCAATGTCTTCGATCTGCATTTGGCCAGTCTCCTCTCGATATTAGACGGTGATGTTGTACAGGACAGCAGCGCCCTCGAGACCGCTGGCAGCGCCGGTAGCGCTGTAACGTCCGAGGCCGAGGCGGAAGGAAGCAACGAGGCGAGCCTGCTGCATACCGGGCATACGCTCGAGTTCGAGAGTAACGCCACGCTTCATACCGACCTTGAAGGCGTTGCGGTTGAAGGCGATGAGCTGACCCTTGGTGTTGTTGGCAGGAGTTGCGCTGATCTTACCGTCAGCTTCGGTGAGGCCCATGGCCATCGTGCTGATGATGGGCGAACCGAGGATGTTGCCGATCTGCCCGTTGAGAACACCGGCCTGGGGACCGAACTTATCGACGGTGACGACCTGGTCGAGCTGGGCAATCTTGTCGGCGGTCTGAGGATCGCAGACATAGATGATGTCGCTAGAGCGAACAGGGTGACCCCAGTCGATGAGGTTGGCCTTGTCCATCATGAGGCCGCGAAGACCAGCGATACCGGCGAGGCTGATAGCGCCACCCATGCTGGTAGCATTGGCAGTGTTGTCAACGAGGCCGAGCTTGCGGAGACCGTCGAAGGCGAGGAAGTACTTGGTATCAGCGGGGTCGGCATCGTCGCTGTTGATGTTGCCGGTAGCAGCGTTGGTGGTGTCACCGTTGAGGATGACAGCGTCGCTGTAGAAGGCGAGCGAAGCAGCGATCTGCGAACGGACGAAAGGCAGGAAGGGGATGATGGCGTCTTCTTCGAGTTCGTAGGTCCAGATCTGGTTGATGAGCATCTTCTTGGCAGCAACGAGAACGCGGTTAGAACCGACGCGACCGGTACCGGCAAGGAAGCTGTTCTCGGTGGTGTTCTCGCCGAGGAACTGGGGCTCTGGGAGATCAGCAACGACGGGCAGGTAAGCCTGCTGATTCAGCATCTCGAAGCTATCGAGAAGACCGAACACGCGGCTGTCCTGGCGAGCAGCATCCCAGAGTTCGCCGACGTACTGAACGCCGATGAGTTCCTGACCGTAGCCAGCAGCGGCTTCGTTCTGGGTAGCCTTGCGGTAGGGGATAGCATCAACCTTGCTGTTGTTGATGAAGTTCTTGGAGACATGCTGGAAAGCATTCTCAAGCTCTTCAGAAGGGCCACCCTTGGTGGACTTCATGATGCCGTGAAGGATCTGGACATCGGCGCTGGTGAGGCCGCTGAACTTGGAACCCTTGGTGTTAGCATCGCCCTGGAACTTGATCTTGCGAGCAACATCAATACCAGTGTTTTCCTTGGTAGCGCGAAGCTCCTTCTCAATGGCATCGAGACGGCTGGAGACATCGCCGGGCATCTGGTTAACCTTGGCTGCAAGTTCGCCGAGCAGCTCATTCATTTCTGACATTTAAACCTCCAATTGCCTATTAGGCAGATTTGAATGCAGCGAGAAGCTGCTTCAGTGCAACGAGATTAACCGATTCGGCTTCAGCCGGTTCGGTAGCTGGTGCCGCCTCAGCGGGTGCCGGGGCAGGCTCTTCGACCGGAGCTTCAGGCTCAGGTTGAATTTCCATCAGTTCGAGCAAGCGAATCATATCCATGACGCCGCTCATAGCTTCCAAAAGATGGTCACGAAGGGCATACAGAGATTCAAGCTCAATGCATTCGCCATCTTTATATCTATCGTCCATATTGGCTCCCTTGATTCTTACCGCGCCAGGGTTTGCCGGGATAGCTACCAGAGATACCTCCAGAAGCTCCATGGCAGTGTGTTTCACCACACCATTGACGGGGCTGCGCTTCAGCGAACGGAAGCCAACAGAGACCGTCCTAAGCATATTAGAATCAACGAGCGTCTTGGCTCGCTGACCCTTCGGGGTGTCTGCAAATTGAATATCTACTGCCCAGCCATTGGCCAGTCGAATCGGTTCGCCGATACCAACACCAATGATATCGTCAATGGAGTCATATCGGTGAGAATCAATAATGACTGGATTAGCTAGCCAATTAGAAAAGTCCCAACCGTTCTGATCGATAACTTCATTCTGGCGATCAACCTGGTCGGTGCTGATAACGAATTGATACTTACCCGCATTGTTGGAAAGTAATTTGGCTTCAATCTGGAGTTTCTTCATAGCCTGCTTCGCCTCCTCGACAACAGCCTTCATGTGGTCTATCCCACGGGAACCTACCACTAGCCATTTCATCTGGGCGATCACACCGGCCAGTCTGAAGTCTTCAAGGTGCCGAGCTGCCCAGGCTTCTCGTAACCTTACTGCTTCTTCCTCTGCTGGTGTCTCTGGGGCGCGTTTGTCTGTAGCCATTGGAAGCAGTAATCTAAATTGCTGATTGCCTCTGATATTACCGCCCTCATCCCAGATATCTGGATATTCTTCCTGGAGTTCAATCAGATAATCAATATCGGGAAATACTGGATATTCTGAATTACGAAGATCAACCTTCTTGTCACCGCCTGGGGCTGGAAAGTCGGTTATCGGCATTACAACCCTCCCTGCGGGCCTGGCAAATAATCGGATACTTTATAATAAAATATCTCTTTATCCACCCACAAAATAATCAATAATCCACAAGTAAACGTAGCTATCGATACATCGTTTCGCGAAGCTTTAATTAATTCAGCCGCGCTGTTTGCTGAGCCCTTGGTGGGGAATTCATAGACCGTAAACTTAATGCCCATAACTCCACACCTAATTCTTTTTATATCATAATTGGTTTCACCGCTGGTGTTCAAGAGGTTGTTTAATATTTATTGCAGTAGCTCTGGTTTGTAATGGGCCAGTACAGTCTCAAGCGGAACTCCCATACTAACTAGGATCTGCATCTGATTAACAATTTCAGTCTGATCTTCCTGGAGTGCAGGAATCCTGGTGAAATCGAATTCGAGCCGCAGACCTGGCTCATAGCTCTTGAGAAGTTGCTCGGTAAATTCGCTAGCAATGCGACGTGCTTCCGGGATAATACAATCAGAGAAGAATGCTTTGTCGGCCTGCTCGACGTTGCTGTAGGTGGCTGTACTGAAGTCCATCAGCTTTGTTGGGGGAACCTTGAACACTCGGCATACATCGATAACCGAGAAGCTGAGTAGCTCCAGGAACTGAGCATCGGCTGGAGTAAGCTGCGGGGTCTGTAGGTCCATAGGGTGCGAGAACACTGCAAGCTTGTGAGCCTTATCAACCCCACGCATGCGGAGATTAAGTTGCTCTTCGATAGACTCTCGCTGCTCCCTGGTTAGCGACATACCGCCTTCTCTGGGGCTCAGGATACCGCCTGGGTTGAGTCCATTACGGAGAATGGACTGGTTAGACACCATTGCATCGATACTGGATTCAATGGCGATTCTAGCGGCTCTGAGAGGGCTTAGAGAACGGAACTCGTTAGTCGGGTCCATGACCCCACGAATCCAGATCACATCGTCAGCAACATACTCGATATAGTTACCGACACCGACTTCGACCTTCCATCCAGGAACATACTCGTCAGCAGATCGACGCTCTAGCATGGTTATTTTATTGCTAGGCACGAACCAAAGCTCGGCAGGATTGCCACGGTTATCTCGTTCGATTACGACGAAGGATTCACCGAAGACACACATCGACATCTCGATGGCTTGCAGAAGTCGCTCGAAGGTCCAATAAGGATTGACATACTTGAGCAGATCCAGGACTGGATGCTGACCTACGGCTTCGTAACCGTCGCCTGTATCGAGCAGGAGTCTGATGGGGATACTGGCCAGTGTACTTGACCTGAGATCGATTGCCGAATAGACAGCAGTGCTGGCCTGGACAAGTTCATTAACGGGTGTCTTCGTATCGGCCAGTGCTCTGAACTTCGCATCGAGTGACATATAATTGTCCACAGCACCAAAGCGCCAGGCTTTAATTGCATTCTGGACTCTATCTCTGAATCTCATTTACACCCCCGTCCGCGTTAATACGCCTAATTTCTATAGTAAAACATTTATTTATAAACGTTCAAGGCCCGCTATGACATTGATATTGTCCCGTTAGCTAGTGCCCGGTACGCATGGGCCAGAGCATCAACGAAATCGTCGTGAGCACCAACAGGAAATCCAAGAAGTTCACGCTTGAACTCTGGAGGTAATTCTTTAGAAAGATAAACAAGCCCCTGCTCGAATCTCGCTTGCACTGGATAAAACCTTGTAATTTTATCTTTATCTGGCCGCACCCCTTGTACTGGCAAGCTCGTTGTTCGCAATAACTCCGTAACGACTGCCGCTTGGTACTGGACTTGTTCGATTGCAACCATATCTGGCTTCCACTTATCTGAAATATCCTGGATAAATCGAAGTACGCCATCAAATGGAGAACGCGTCCTGGCAGCTTCGAGAATATAGATACGACCGTCTTTTGTTTTGCCAAGTACCACAGCAGCAGTATAATCCGCCCCTTCCCGAGTCGATATAGCAAGGTCAACCCCAACGGCCAGTGAAATAAACTCTGAGCGATCCGGGATATTATTTGTGACCCTGAGCCAGTCTTCCTTAAGCAGTGCACCTGAGCTGGAAACAAATTCCGCCATGAACTCACGTCGAAATACTATTTCAGGTAGGCTGCGCTTTGCGGCTTCTATTTCATCCGGGTCCAGGTAAGGGTTCGTGATTGATGGGAAGCGCCATGACTTAGTGTTTGGATCACTACCGTCTTGGCCAATATTAAAGATATTGTGAAACCAACCGCCTTCGATATTTGGGGTGGAAATAATAATTGCTGAACCCTTGCGGTCGGCCAGTGAAGGTCGCAATACTTCCGTCCAGACCCGCTCCTGGATGAAGTCAGCTTCATCGATAATAACGAGATCAAGTGACTCACCACGAAGGTTCTGCGGCACGTCTGCCGATTTGCATGTGATCGACCCACCGGTTGGGAACGTTACGGTGCGGACCGATTCTTGAGTCTCTGCAAATACTTGCTCTGCCATCGGACGTATCATTCTCCATCCGATGCTAGAGACGCTATAAGTTGGAGCAACCCACCAAACCTTATGGCCAAGTAAGGCAGCTCGAAGAGCGAGTACAGCAGCTAGCTTTGATTTACCCCACCTACGACCGCATACAAGCACCTTGAACCGCGAAGGGTCTTTGGCCACTATCTGCTGATAATGATGCAACGAAGGAAGTCTGACGCGCATTACTGGTCACCAGTCGATTCCCCCGCAGGCGTATCGTCACTCCATCTGATGATTATTTCATTGACCTGCTGCTGCTCTGGCTTGCGCTCTGCCCAATGCTCCGGGAAGCGTCTTGTAAGCAGCCAGGCTGAAGCCTTCCAATCACCCTCTATTGCGGCACGATTGATATTGCGAACGTGAGCAAGCTCAAACAATGCAATCATCTTCTCGCAAGAAGTATTGAAATCCGGGTCGTTTGCTCGCCATTCCTGGATAGTCGATTGGCTAACCCCTGCCGCTCGGGCGGCTGCCGAGTACGATGAACCTGCTTCTAATGCATCCAGGATGAGCGCTACGCGCTCTGGTGTCTTCTTTACTGCCGAACCCATTGGTCGCCCTGGCTTGCGCCTTGCAGGCGGTTTGACGGGGCGTACAGTCGATAGCTCTACCGCTAACTCTTTGGCCAGGTCTGATACGTTCCTTGCGTCGATATCAATAATATCATCGCTCATTACCCACCGCCCATACCGAAGAACCCACGATCAAGTAGCTCTGCCTTGAGGTGCTTTCCGCGCTTATTGGGGTTGCTTAAATAAACCATGTAGCATCCGGTGTCGGTAGGAGGGTATGCATGATCAGACCCATAACCACCGTACTTGTGCATGGTCCCTGAATTAATAAACCAACGAGATTGCCAGTAAAAGCCAGGTTGGGCCATATGACGAAGTACTTTTGTCTTTGTAAGGCTAGAACGGTGATGATGCCCGTGAATATAAATATCGGCAACAACATTCTCTGCCATCTCGTGAATTGCATTGAGAGAACTGCCTGGTCTGCGTCCCGTACCACGCACTCCATGCTGGGCATAAATAACCCAGTTATTCCCATGAGCTGTTATCGCGATAACGCCTGCTTTATTTAAATATGGAACCTTGATTGAATCTGCCCAAAGTTTAACAATATCTACGTCAGATTCCCTAGATATTCGACCTTCGTGATTGCCAGTTAACACAGCTATAATACGATGCGAACGATGACCAAACATTTCTGTCAATGCTGCTACCTGGTCAGTGGGTGACAAGTTCTGTTCCCATACCGAGCCGACTGACTTCTTGATGGCCATCTCGATCATGTCACCGGCAAGCAAGATGTATGCCTGCTGTTCGTCTGCATATTCAAGGACACGATTGATCAGCGCCATGTCACAATGCGTCGAACCTATATGCCAGTCACTGGCAACCAAGATCCGAAGATCTGGTGTCAGCGGCTTGAGGTTTGCGTAGCAAGTAGGTATGCCCAAGTCATCATTCATCCTGATGCCCCTCTTCTGTTGCGGCCAGTGCTTGCTGCAACAATGGATATTCTTGTGGGGTGCAGGATATTTCTTTGTTGACCTGCTTGCGGCTTTTCTTTGCCGAGTGGCAGTACCAACTAATATTTAGCGTACCCCTGCGGTTCCATTTAAATGCGACACCGGTAGGTGTGTATGGGCGTGGGTCATCGAGGTTGGCATGATGCTCTTCTAGCCAGCCGATAATGCCACGGAGATTACGCCGAAGGTGAATGTCGATGTCTGGTCTGGCGTCGTATAGAAGTCCGGGCATATGAGCGTCGTAAGTATGGTAGCGAATGCCCTGGTGCGTGGCATCGGAGATGATGTCCAGGTAGATACCTTCGTGATCACTCCCCCAATCGAACCGCCCCTCGAGGTTCTGCATCATGTCACACAAGGCATCAATAACCTCTAGTGCATTCATGGTACGTCTCCATTCTGGTTTCAATCTGGGGTAACAATATTTATAGTATACTAATTCCAGTAATCCATTCAATATGCC